ACGGCTTGATGCAGCCACACCTGTCGGCTTTGCCTCAGCTTTACGTGATGTGTTGCCTTAGAGCGCACGGCTAGGATTTACACCGTACGGTAACTGTCTATTCGCTTATAACGGGGCGCAACTTAATGCGCATAGGGTAGTCAACACATCCTTACGGACACTCTTAAAGCGCAGACTTGCCGGAGCAAGCCCGCGACTTTAGTCGTGGGTTATTGACAGTTCATCAAAGGGTAATGGTTTGAGATTCTGTTGTGGCCTGGCTGACATCTTCAATACCATCCACGAAAACTGTTGTTCTGATAAGGATACGGAAAGGAACGCCCTTTTGCCAGGTGGTGTTTGCGCGGAGTTCATCCACCAGGCCAATCAGTGCCTGCATCTTGAGCATTTCTATGGTATAGCGAGTCGGAATCATGGTTCGGGTCGTCTCGAGATAAAAATGCCGATTTTTCTCATTGTATCCGAGAGAATCGTTCGTAACATCCATTTTTGCAACAACGGTGTAGTCGCTCTGCGGGACATCGTTGAACGGCGTGAGAGAATCATTGAGAATCTGCATGCGAGCGTCGAGCTCTTTGATGATGCGAGCCTTCTCTTTCTCATAAATCTCGTTTGCCTGTCGAACCTGCTCCCGATAGCACTTCACGCACTCTTCTTTCGTGTAGAAGATGTTGACGGAAGTACCAGAGTTGCAGCGATACCCGGTTTTATCCATGGGAGCAATGACGGTTGAAGAAATCTTACCCTTATTTACCGGCCGAAAATAGACCGGAGAATAATAGATGGTTTTGCTCGTTTCTTTTGCATCCGTAACAACAACGGGGGTAGGTTTGATGTTACGAATTGGCCCTTTGGTCGGCTCCGCATTTGCGCGATAATCGCAAATCCAAGCCATTTTGCCGATGACGTTTTCAAGACCTTCGGCGTAATCGTACATACCGAGGTCGTTTGTCTGGCGTGGAGGATAATTTTCTCCGGAGCCTTTAATCATCAGCTTGACGGCATTTTTAGCGAGGTATTCATTCAGCTTCATGGTATTTTCCTTTCTTTCAACGAGCGTTTGTGAGTACGGCAACAACCAGCTCCTCGTAGTCCTCGATGGCACAGTAGATGTCAGCGAAACCATAGGCGTGGCCACGGTCGTAGGCTTTTTGCCAGAGGATGGTTGCAGCCTTTTTGGAAATGCTGCGTTTCGTTTCGGCTTTGATGTCTTCCTGAATTTGAAGTTCGATAGCTTCCGAGATGTGTTCGATTTCTGCATTCTGCGCCTTCTTCAGCCGAGAGCATTCCGCATCCCAGGCTTTCTGTCGGCGAACGACCTCTTCCCTGTTCCAGCGCACCGATTTCTCTTCGTCGATGATTTCACCGTCTTTCGGGCGTTTAGAGTTGGGCCTTGTTGGTCTTTTCCAAGCAGTTTCGAGTCGGTTGCCAAGATTTGTCCATACGTTATCCATTATAACACTCCTTTTTTTGTACGCAAAAAGGCGAACCTCCCGGTGTGGGAAGTCCGCCTTAAAGCGAAGTGTGAATTGTACGAGCACACAGTGTGCTTAGTAGATGGTATCTATCGTACAAGCTAAATTATACGGGTCTCGCACGAAAGCGCAAGATTATTCATCCATTGCTACAGTCACCAAACAGCAAATTATATGCTTTTTCGATTTCAGAATCAGACATGGCCTTCCCTTTTTCTTCAATGCTGCGTAGAATTAGAGTCTTGTCGCTCTCCTCATCCGGCACGAAGCCAAGAATCACATCCAGCTTGTTGCGATTCTCGTCCTGTGCAAGATACTCTTTGATTTCGGACCACTGCGCATCGCGCTGGTTCAGAGCGTCAACGTTCTGGACACAGAACGGGTTCTCACTTTGCGGCATAGAACCAGCAAGGTATTTAGTATCGTCGCAATACATCTTGATAAGCCGGACAATATAGTTCCGCTCTGCTTTGGTTCTTGCAGTCAGAATGTTGCTTGCGCTCTGGTACTTGTAGTTATCCCCAACAGCCTCCAACGACTCTGCAATCTGTCGAAAACTCAGCATTTCGTTTGTGGCCTTGTCATGCTGCGACACGGTGGAAGCATAGTATCCTTGTTCCGTTTCGTTTGCTTCTACCACGGCAGCGAGATTCGAGTCAATATGGATGAGCCGTTCACTGTTATCCCCTTGCGCACGAATTGTGTTGTTCACTTTCGCAATCCAACTGTCAGTTTCCGTAGCATCATCGCCCGCATAGAGGTAGGTTACAATATCCGGGTTAGTAGGGTTCGGAAGCTCCGCACAAGCCAAGGTCAGATTTCGCCCGTATTCTTTTGCCTGAAGGTACATGTTCGGATAATCGTCTTGTATCGTCTGAGCGATTGCCTCAACCTCGGCCTCGTCTTTTTCAATGACAAGGCCGACAGTGGCTACCTGCTCTTCAATGTTGAGCTGCTTCAAAATATCCTCAAGGTCGAATACAATAGCTTCTTTGTTGGTTGTATAGAATCGGATTTTCATAGTTTTTTCCTCCTGACGACAGCAAAAAGGCAGGCCCTCGGTTGGAAGGTCTGCCAAAAACAGTTTGAGAATTGCAAAAAGGTCATTGTGCGGCTTTGACAGCTGCGTTTATCATTGTGTAGGCAATATCCAGGAGCTGAAACGCAAGAACTCCAAAAGATAATGCTACCAGCAAAAAGCAAAACACAAATTTTTGTTTGTTCTCACCTTGGAAATAGTACATTCCAAAGCAGGACGCGATGAGAACGCAGAGAAACACAACGACCCAAATAATATCAGCCATTGTCCTGATTTTGATTCTGCTGAGTCGGCGGGGTCTTGACTTCAGCAGGAGCATTCGGAGTCTGATACTGAACATTCTGGCTCGGCTCTTTGGGAGTTTCGGGGGCCTGGTATTGAACAGTACTGGGGTTGTTCTGCTGTTCAGCCTTCTTTTCCTCATACTTGGTCTTGAGCTGAGAATAAGAATAGCCATCCTGCGGGATACCGTGGTACTGATAATGACCAAAAGCCAAAATCATGTTGAACACCGGATTCAAAAGGCAGAGACCAATCGTGAAACCAATACCTTCACCGAACGCAACAGCTTTCTTGTAGTTGGTAATAGCACCGATGATGAGGGCAACAACCAGGAACAGATTGCCGAGCAGCGGGATGCCAGACAAAAGGCTCAGTAAGACCGGAATCAGAAACAACCAGCCGTTCCCCCAGTAAATGTTGAATTCGATGTAGTTGCTGTAGAACGGGACGATGGATGCCCAGCCAGGCTGCCCGGCCTTCTCAAAAATTTTCCAATTGGCGACGATTTTGAGCACAAAATACGCTACCACCAGAAGAATCATCGTATAGAGCATACCGCCCAAAAGATTCAATGCGCTGTAAGAATTGTACATTTTATATTCTCCTCTTCCGGCATATGAAGCCGGTTTATTCCTTCGTTTCGTTTTTTAGCTGCCGCTGCCGTTCTGCAAGTTCTTTGCCGCGTCTGACCAGTTCCGCATATTGCTCTTCAGTCAACTTGCGAGGCGGCTTGATTTTGACCCATTTCTTGGGCATATCTGCCTCCATACACCAGTCCTCATCCCGCGTGATTTTAACAGCATCAGGGTACTCTTTGGCAAGCTCTTTTAGCTGCTCCATACGAGCTTTGTTGCAGGTGTAGTAGGATGCTTTCTTCTCCGCATCATTGAATGTGATGATGGTTTCGCGTTCCCAGGGTCCATCAGATGCCTGCGTGGCCACTTTTTTATCGGGCATGATTTTTCTCACCTCAATCGAATAAAATTGCCGACATAGCAGGGCCTTCGCAGATATACCCGCTCGCCTCGGCCCATTTCGGCGTCATGAGCTTGCCATTTGTTTTCACAAGCACCATCTTCCGAGCAGAGGTATTCAGGAATTCCGCCGGAGCCCAGTTATTTCGCACAACGACGATAGCATTGTCGTCCGCGTTCTCAAGCATATGCTTCAGCTCTTTACCGTCACCGTGTCACCTCCCGTTCAACACATCATCCAGTGCCTGCAAGAAAACTCTGGATTCCTCATTGATTCCGCCGTGACACAGAACTTTCGCAATATCATCAAATCCTACCAAGTACATATTTTCTTCACCCATGTACCCTTGCGGCCAGGGAACCGCATAGTAGTTGTGCGGAACAGAACTTGTGTCATAGCCGACCACAATATATTTCTGGTCTGCAACATTTTTCACCGTCAGGATAGTCCCAAGCGGTAACGCGTCTTTCATGGAATGAGTAGTTGCAGGCATGATTCTCTGAATTTTCAAAACAGCACCTCCCTAATTTTCATTTTATGAGACTCGCACATTTGCGCAAGGAAACTGAAAACAAAAAAAGCGGCCGCTCCAAAAGGAACGACCGCAAAGATACGAGTCAGATATTATTCATGGGAATCAGCTCTCCTGAAATCAGAAAGTTGATTCTCAGTGGAACACTGCACGAAAGGAATTCCCTTGCGCGGATTCACAAAAACGTCTGTGGTCGCAAACGCATTGCCAAAATCCATAAATTTTGTGCGCAGGGTACACCGTCTATAGTCGCTTGCGACTTAGGCGGCGAGGAATGCGCTGACTAAGAGTATATTTGAGGTACACTCAGTAAATGCAAATACCCTATGTCTCCTTTCTTGAGTTTTTAAGATACTTTATCCCACGCAGAGCGCATGGGGCTTATCGTTTTAATAATTTTCAGCTTTTTAAGGCTTGTGGATTTTTTACCGCTTTTTGATGGCGTTTTGAATTCTACGTTTACAGAACCATTCTTTTTGGTATGAGTGCCATGGACAGTAAGAATTTCCCCGTTGAGAGAAACCAAATCACCGGGATTGAGGGCCACTTTCTTGCGACGTAGCGCACGATAGCCTTTACGAATCCTTTTTCCACGGTATTTGTGCAAATTTTCAGAATCCTTTTTATGGCTGCGGTTGATTCTACCGTTGAAGAGCTCTTTTCCAGTAGCTATTTCTCCTGTACGAATGTCAATGTAGCGAGAATCATAAAACTTTTCAAGGATGCGATTATTACGCCTTACCTTTTCATAATGTTCAAACGTACAGCGGCAGTTTGGATGAAACTCGCCCATTGCATACGCATCGTTGTTATGACTCTTTTCAAGATGAAGGGCAATTCGCTTTTCCTTGGTCATCGCGCCATAAGTGAATGTGACGAACGGCTTTCCAAAAGCAGCGTAAAGTTCATTAACGATTTGCCAGCGTACAGTGTTCATAAATGCTGCACCAGAAAGGTTGGCAAACTTTATATCTTCACCGAATCCATAGAGCTTGCCGCCTTTTTGATGGTTAGCTGGTGTATGGCACTTCTCGCATACTGTTATAAGCTCGCTGAGACTATTGTCATGGCGACCTTTCCAATAAAACATGTGATGCACGTGCAAAATTGCACCTTCACTGGCTTCGCGCCCACAAACTTGGCAGGTGTAGTTATCACGGTAGAATACTGCTTCCCGCAAGGTTGCTAAATTGTAGCGAGGGCCTTTTTGATAATCTGCGCCTTCTGGTGTAGCTTTACCTTCCTCGATTGCTTTTACAAGCATTGTGTCGAAAGAACCAACTTCAACGGTTGCATGCGTAATAGGCACAACTTCGCAATACATTTTAATGACATTGACGTTGAGTTCTTTCTTATGTTTAAGAGAGGGTGCAAGCCAGCCTTTGTCACGTTTGCGGTTGTCAAAGCGCTTTTGGCGGTAACGTAGCCTGTTTCTGCGAGTTCGGCGCATTCTACGGCAAGCATCGTGACAGCTTTTCTCGTCTTGCAATGTATCATACTGTGCAGATACATACTCGTGAGATTGGCTTTTCACACTGATGCCGATGTAGTTGTAACCGACGTCCTCACAGATTTCAATGGGTTGAATATTCGTTTCGCTGTCATACAGTAACTGAATAGTAAATGGATGATGCTTAATGATTTTTGCTTTTCCGTCTTTCAGAAGATGGCGTACCTTGCCAAGACGGATAGTCGGCATCAGGCGTTCGCCATTCTTACTGAGAACACAAGCGCAAGTGCTCATGCAAGGTACTCCTTTCGTATAATAGTTGTAAATCGATAAGTCAGGGCTTGCGCCCTGTGGTCCACATCGCCAATGTTGTTATACCGTTTTAGCCTTTCGACATGACGTTCGCACTTCTCCTACCCTTAGAGATGTTTAACGAGCCGTCCGCAGTGCTTACCACTTGTGGAGCATGAGTAAGGTGCCTATATTATTAGTACACAACGTAGTTTCCTGCCGCTGGAGCAGCAGACTTAGGCTAATCAACCGGGCTTACGGGTTGCCCTGCAAGCCCCATCTATAACCAGCGGACTGGTTAAGGCGGGGTTGTTGACGCAAACCAATCCGATTCATCCTGGCCCTGCTCACCATAAAGATGAATAACAGGTGCCGGAATAATCAAAGCACGATACTCGTGCGTTTTGCACTGTTGTACAGCTTGTACTTGTAAGTTTTAACAACCATGCGCATAAATAGCGTCCTCCTTTCATTTGAGCTCTACTATTCATGATAGGCAATTCGCAAGCACAGGCAAACAAAAGCTGCCTATCCGAAGATAGACAGCAACTATTTTTTTACTTAGACACCTTTCACCCCACGACTAAAGTCGTAGAGCTTCTGGCTAACTTTTATAGCGATACAAATGCGTTAAGCACATATGAATCATTACAACATGAATGTGTCAATTCTGATTGTTACCCTCAGAATGTTTCTTTAGTGTTGGCCTTTCACCCCACGGTTGAAACCGTGGGCTTTCCCAGCCTTCATTTTGTAAAAGTCAGGAGCTTACCGTGTTCGCCTTGGATGTAGAGTTTCATGGCTTACTTTTCCTCCTTTTTCTTGTCGGCGTTCAGAATCTTTTCCAGAACGTCGTTATAAAAATCGTCAAGGAACAGACCGGTTTCTTCATCCGCTTCCGGAGCAGTGAAAACACCGTCTCCTTCAGCTGAATCCTGTACAGCGTCGAAGACACCGACTGCGCCCCAAAGCTCATCGGCCAGATGGTCATAGCCGAGGTCCTTTACTTTTGCCGAGAGGTCAATCAGCAGCATTTTCTGCCGAAAGAACTTGTTCATATCCAGGCCGATGTAGGGTTTTGCTGCAGTATTGTTTTTCTGAGACTTTACTTTGAAAATACCCCAGTCAAAATTGCTGTCTGCGCCGTACATATACCCGGATGCGAGGCAGAAGCCTTCAGCAGCACTGTCCTCAACGTTGATACCGACTTCATAATCGCTGCCGGAATCTTCATCCAGGTTAATCGCAGAGCCTGTTGCCTTTTCGTACTCTGCCTCAATGTCAGCTTTCATGGCTGCCAGCAGGGCGTTGAAATCGGTGTTCTGGGAAAGCAGATTCATGTTTTCGCCTTCCTGGTTTTTAATGAGAATGTACATAGTATTTACCTCCTAACAATCAAATCATGCTGTCAGACAATTTGTCGATAGCTGCCGTGATGGCTTCGTTTTCCATCTGAGCAATACGCTCAAACAGATGAGACCAGTCGATGGCATCATAGACACGCTTGACAAACGCATCATAGGTGCCACCGGCCTTCATCATTTCAATTTCAGACTCATAGCAGCCGGGCTCCTCAAGTATGAACTTGATATCGTCGGTTGGGTTGATTTGTATTGTTGCTTCGTACTCATTCATTTTAATTATTTCCTTTCTTTTATACGCAAAAAGGCGAACCACCCAAACGGGAAGTTCGCCTAAAGCGCATTGTTAAGTGTGCGAAGGGCAGGGCGCCTTTTCGATAACTGTTATCTATCGTACATTTTTGATTATAGGCCGTTCGCATAAATCCGCAACAAAAAACCGCCACCCAAATGGGCAACGGTAATGAAAAATTAAATTTCAGCGCAGAACATCGCGAGTTTCTGCCACAGCAGATAGGTGCTGTACCTCATGCGTACCTTTTCAGGAACACCAGTAACCAAACACCATTTGTGAGCAGTGGCTTTGATGCGGGGAATCTGCCTCTGTTCAGTTTCAGTGAACGTCTTGTTGTACATTCTGCGGCGACGTCCGGAATTCCAAAAGGCTCCTTCCATCGTTTCGCAAATCAGAGCGTACGCCAAATGGTTTTGGGCTTCATCGTGGGTTAATTCAACCATCGTTTTCATGGCTGTCACCCTGCCTTTCTCTCATTGCGAGCCATATGCAGCGCATAATCAAGCGCGTCAGGGTCATCGGCCAAGAATTTCGTTTTCTGAAGTGTACCAAGCTTGGGATGCTTCAGAATCGTATAGTTGCCATTGTTCTGGACAAGGGAACCTTTATCATAGACAAGCTCGACCTTTTCGGCAGGTACTGCGTAACGGCGAATGCGGTCACATTCATCCGCATAGTTGATGGGAGTGATATAGCCAACTGGCTTTTGTCCTTCCATCCCTGTCACAGTGACCAGAAAAGCCTTAATGGTCCGGGCTTCTTCCTCTTCCTGCTCATCATAGTATTTGAACGTGATGAACATGGGAGTATCTTTCTTGTATGCATCTTCCTCAGGGCAGAGATACGTTCCACAAGAGCGGCAGAACCAGAGCATCGATACGGGATTTCCAGTTTCCTGCGCTTCTTTTGCATAGCGCTTAAAAATCTTTATGTCCAGCTTGAAATCCTCGGTGTAATGCTCAACCGTGCTTTTCACGATGAGTTTCAGAAAATTACAGATGGAAATAGCGGTCATAGTCATATTGGAAGTCATAATAAAAATCTCCTTTTTTAGTCAGCCATGACCTTGGAAACATTCATGTCATAGCGGTTGAATTTAGAAATATAGTCAAAAATGGTATTTACTTGAGCTTTTGTTGCGGTTTTGGTCTCATCCATATCGAGGAATGTATTGCCCATCGAAGGATTACGAATGGCAATCCAACCGCGTTTATATAGGAAATCGAGACCCTTGCCGCTCCAGTCATACGCCATATTGAGAACTTCATGGTCAGAAAGACCAAACGCTTCTCGATTGCGCATGATGATGCGGCCAGCCAGGGCAGCGTGCTCGCCAAACTCGCAGGCATACCAGGTGCCATCGGGAGCAATCAGCCCGTATTCGGTCAGGCTATGCTTGATAGGTATATCATTGATATAACGGCTGTAAAGATGCTGACGGCGTTCAACAGAAGACCCCTTCATATTCTCATCAATCCAGTTCGAGAGCTTTGCCCAAAAACCAGTCTTATAGAAATCAGGAGCAGACTCTTGTTCGGATAGCGGTTCGCCGTTGAATTCTGCCACAAGGTCAGGACGGTTGAGCAGCCACGCACCATTGTTAAAGGCATCGGTGTAACCCGCATCGCCAATAACATAGTCCTTGATGCTGTCATAGCTATAATCGATATAGTGACGCTCTACATTCTTACAAAGCGTATCATAATCGAACGACATAGCGAAACGGTCGATGTACTTGAGTGGATGCACAATCATATCCTCACGAATTTGATTGACCAGCATCTTGTGTTGAAGCTCCTCAACCTTCTGCCCGAGGGAACGAACATTAACATTGTCATCGACAAGTTCAAACTCATTGACACCAACAAGTTTTTTCCGGCCTTCGATAATGTCCTGGCAAACATGCCTTTTTTCTTCCTCGTTGCCACCCATCATGCAGGAGAGCAGCAGCTCCTCACACTTTTTATACGGCTTGTCCATATTCCAGAACCAGTCACGTGCAATGGCGGTGAGGAACTCACCATCCATACTGAAATGTAGTTGTTCACCCATGTTGGGTAACCTCCCCAATTGTTATGTGTTGTTCTCGACAAAGTCTTCGCATTCCTCGCTGGTCAAAACCACGCCGAAATAGGCAACACGCTTGACGGTGGTTTCCCACACGCGAACGGTGCGTGCCATTGGCTGAACGACCCAGGAATGACAGCGCCAGAGCCCGTCTTCGGAAAGAGCATAGCCCGTTGCAATAAAGCACCGGTCTTTGTTTTTATACCAAAGCCGTGCAGAATTGTAATGGCACTGGCAATCCTGGCCTTTCCTCATATAGCTGCTGCCATAAAAGAACCGGCCGCGTTCAAGGATTTTTGGTGCATCTTCATCGAACATCGTCATGCAGACTTCATCCCCGCCAAATGTGAGGATTTTGTCATGCAGCTTCTTCATAGCATCGAGCGTTTGAGTATCGAAACCAGAAGAGGTGTTGTAAATCTGGCTTTTGGTAAGCCGCATTTTCCAATCCTCGTTCATTGGGTTCCAATGAATCGGCGCGGACATCTGGTCAGGGGTCGTAATAGGTTTCAGACTGTTCCAGCCTTTCGTGCTCATTCCAACCCCTCCTCACGAGAACGCAAGCAACTCAGAATCTTTGAGTGCAGTTGATAGCGATTATCGCCGCTTGGCACGGAGTTACCAAGGTTTTTGGATACGAGAAGTTCGTCGAACGCCTTCAAAATTTTAGAAGTAATGACCGGCTTTCCCTGCGCACTCATGTGACTCAGCCAGAACTCGACATCCTCAACGAGATGCCAATATTCCATGCCGTACAGCATCGCGCCGCTTTCATTGTCTTTCCGTTCCCGCTCCTCATCTGCATCATCGCAAACGATGCAAATACCGTTTTCGTCGAGATAGTTTTCGAAGACGTCGCAGATATCGAAGGAAACAGAACGGATATCGGAATTTACCTTCACCTCAGGTTCATGCTGGACGGCTTCAACTTTGTACTCGATACTGTTGTGACGAAGTGACTCTTCGATACCATCAAAAACGATGTCCGCGTAGTCTTTATCATCCCGACACGCTTCGAAAATGTTTTTGACGGATTCGATTGCCTCTTTGGAATCGGAGTTTCCCTCAACAGAGAACTCCAAAGGAACCAAGGCAACAACTTTGTATTTATTCTTCATGATTTTTTCTCCTTAGTTTAACAGGATGCCGCAGCATTTGTTCAAGGCAAGTACGCTTGCAGCGAGAACAGCAACCTTCTCAAAGGTAATGCTCTCCGCAATTGCACAGACGCTCATAACAATGAGCAGAACAGCTGCCACAGCAGATACTATTACTATCTGACTCTTGATGCCGGTTTTCATGAGCTTTTTCTCTTTCTGTTTATGCCCTTATCGGAGCATATCAATGATTTTTCCAACCAACTCATCATTGGTCACGAACTGATTACGTCCTTTTGCACCGAGCGATACAGAGGAGTAATCTTTCATACTGGCGGCATAGCGAACCAGGTTCTTGTCAGACAAGGGCTGATAGCAACTCTTTTCAGTGCTGACGTAAACGCACTTATTGTTGAGAACGTTCTGAATGTGGCCAGAGCAGCCAACACGCTTACCGTTGATGATGATGTTGTGTAGGTTATGGGTTAGCATAAGGTCTTTGCTTTCGGTTTCTTTTACCTTTAACTGGTTCAAGAGTTTTCGGGACAGATAAACGGTTGTTTTCATTGTGATTTCCTCCTAATTCAAATGAAGTATTTGTAAGCGGCAGTTAAGCGTTTGCGGTACAGGTCTAACGTGGTCAGCCCTCCTGCATAGACTTTGCGGGAAGAGATTATCACGTTGGTTCCTGCTTCCATATGGGAGAAGAACATCGAAAGGCAATCTTCTAGGCTGTCGCTTGTAGTGAGGGTTTCGTACACCGGATATGAATATTTGGCGGCTTTGCTGTATGTGCTATTGAGCTCATACACGAAGAACATCACCTGTCCCGTAACGGTGTTGGGGTCATAGCCATTGCCATAACACCAGTTGAAAAGGTCTGTCTTTCGGCTATAAGTCCATTGCAGGAGTCCATAGCCGCCATCCGAAGGGTTTTCGGCCGAGGCTTTAAGACCGCTTTCCATCGACATGCAGCCCATCACTGCGGCAGTACCGGCCTTGGAAAGACCAGCGGACCGCAGAGCTGTGTAGATTTCAAGCTCATTGTCGTTGAGATTATCTGGAATTGTTTCGGGTTTCGGTTCGGTTTCTTCGATGGCTGCTTCTGCGGTCTCAATTTGTGGTTCCGGTTCTGCAGCATCGGAAGATTTGACCTCAGCAGTTGTAATCTCCTCCTGTGCTTCTTCGGAAGTTTCCGTTATCGGGAACGCTTTATCGAGCTCATTCACCGTTTCAATGGGAGTGGAAAAAGCGATAGGTTCGGTTTTGGGAGCTATGTTTTCCTCTGCGTGTGCAGGAACAGAAAGCATAAAACCCATGCAGGCGATGATGGTAAAAATACACATCACCGCGACGACAACCAGGACATGCTTGTTTCGAAAAATGCTGTTATTATTCTTTTCGACTTTCATTTTGTGACTCCTTTTTTTGTGTCTTTTCCTTGTAGCGGAAGATTGTGATTTGAGATTTGTGGTTTGTTTTGAATTCCTCCTTTTTCTGTAAACAAAAAAAGGCAGGCCCATCATGAAGATGAGTCTGCCTTGAATGAGAACAGAATTATGAATTGTACGAGCACGCGGTGTGCAAAGTAGATGTTATCTGTCGTACAACTTTAATACTATGGAATTCGCAAGGATGTGCAAGAGCTTTTGATGTGCTTCTTTTTCAGGCTTCGTTAAGCCATTTCTGAGTGATATCCATGATTTGATTCTGAAATTCCGGGTCCGGCAAGGTTTTGCTGTCTGCCCAAATTGAGTTACGGACGATTGGGTAATTGTATACAACGCCGTCAACGATATAGGGCCAAAGCACCACTTCGCCGCCCACAAGCCAGAGCTTTTGGACTTTGACGGGCTTCTCGTATCTTGTGAGCCAGCATTCACTGGTCACGACAGAATCCGCCACATATTTCTGTGTTTCTTCCTCGGTCAAGAGATTCGGGTCTTCGTCCTTGATGTTGTACATTCGGACAATGAACGGTAACGGCATATCCTTGGAGTATTTTTTGTTCTGACGCAGCTCAGCGAGCAGGAATTTTGAGACAAAATGCGCAATCCCAATACTGGTCAGGCAGTCATCGAGGGTGTGCCCAAGACAAATTCTTGGGATTTCCTGGTCCTCCCCTTTCATCCGATTCGTTGGTATCTGCGGAACAACATCGTCCGGCAGGCATCCGGTGTCTGCCATGATATGATAAAGAATCATTGATGTTTCCTCCTGAAATAAAAAAATAGCAGGCCCTCAAGAATCGAGAGTCTGCGTTGTTCGCACGATGAATCATTCATTCGAGTGTGTTTTTATCGTGTAGTTGATATTTTGTTTGGCTTGTACACGTAGCCAGCCCAAACAGACATCGTTCAGAACGTCTTGTTATCGGGAATCCGCAGATACATCCAGGACTGTGGTGCTCGCTTAACGCCGAGCTCTCGCAGCGACATATCCATAGATTGGACATCAGAAACGTTCCAGCAATAAAGAGTGCCGGACTTATTGCCGTACGCAATCAGCTCATTTGCGGTAAGGCAGCTGTCCTTCACGAATTGAGCGGTCTTTTCGGTCACTTCCGTGCCAATAGCATATGCCGGAAGCTCACGCAGGCAATCGAGTGTATTGATGTCACGGCAAACAAATGCGGCAGTCACTTTTCCAGCACCACCGTTAGCTTTGGTTTCATAGCAAAATACTACAAAAGGATAGCTAATTTCCCACGGCATAGTTTTTCGGACCTCAATAGTCTTTTCTCCGCTCAGAATTTTTTCAAGCCATTGCTTCTTGATGCTGAGAAGAACGGCTTTATTCGAGTTAATTTCAAGGGCTTTATTGATATTCGAATTAAGCATTGTTATGCTCCTTTCACACTTCGGGTATTTTTTATTTTTGGTGGGATTTCTTACTGACGCAAGCCCACGACTTTAGTCGTGGGTTATTGACTTGTTTTTGGAGCGTCACCATTTATGGAACGGGTTCAAAAGTCCGGGACGGTATTCGTTATCGACATACATCTTGATGTCGTTATCGTCCAGGGCATCCAAAATGTTCATCCAGCATTCCGCTTCGACGTGCATCTCGCCGTCCATTTTCAAGGCCCTGTCGCACTGAACTAAGTCTGCGCGAAAAGAATTCACATAGAAGCAATCTTTTGCGGCAGCCGCGAACCTGGTAAAGCTGTTCTTGGTATTTGTGGTCATAGTATTCATCCTTTCTGAAATATTTTTGTTTCTAATCAATACATACAAAAAAAGAAGCAGGCCCTCAAAAGAGAGTCTGCTTACTTATGCATGACAGATTGTTAACTTAATGTTCAATTAGGAGGTAAGTGATGGTATCTGTTATGCAATTATTATTTTAGGCGGTTCGCACATTTGTGCAAGTGGCTTTTTTTAGCTTCGTTTGTTTTTTGGCATCGCGTTGGTCCAGCCCTTAGATTTGTGTTTTTCAGGGGCATCATCAATCATGGCAAGGATACCCGCGACTTCAGTCGTGGGAGGATTTGCCCATTCACTTCCTTTCGATTAAATAGTTTGTTGCAGGCTCTAATAGTCGCAGTTTTTTAAATGAAATGCTATTCGTAATGGTTGTACCATCGAATTTTCTTAAAGCGAAATATCCCGATGACCTGCGTCCTGAAATAAAACATTCCTGCTCGTTATAGAGCACCTTGTCCCAGAGGCGAAATCCTTTAACGATATAGGGCGCTTGATTTGCTTTTCGAATTCCACCTTTCAAGATTTTCGCTTTATGGATTTGCCGATTGTGGTGTCGAATTGCCTTCGTGCGGTAACAAACACTGCAAGGTTTAGCTAGTGGATGCTTGCTAATACAACGGGCATCGTTAACATGGCTTTTCTTGATGTCGTTTTGTTCACGTAACAACTTGGTTATATAGCCATATGTGTTTTGTACTGGAATATTAAGTTCGTTGCGTAGGCGTGTCAGTAGTGTGTTACGCATGATACCCATAAAAGCCGCATCGCGAAGCGTTTTACCACGTTTTTTGCCGTCAAGTGTTATCTTCCCTTTATGGAGGTTGTTGTGGCAAGTGGTACACAAAGTGATAAGGTTGCTTGGTGCATTACCGCCCACCTTACGGCTTTCAAGGTGATGTACATGCAGCTTGACGGTTTTCTTTGCGGTGGTATGAGCACCACAGCATTGGCATGTATAGTTATCACGCTTCAAAACATACTGGCGAACATTGTATTCGTCGTACATCTCACCGAGTTGGTAGTCGGTTCCTACCGGCAGAGGCTTTCCGGCAAGCATTGCTTTTAAGCGTTGCGTGTCAAACTCTGCAGTTTCTACTCTTACAAGAGTGATAGGCAAAATTCGACAGATGCGCTTGATAACAGTAATGTGCTCTTGGATTTTTACTTCTACCGAAGGTGCAAGCCAACCCTTATGTTTGCTGTGTACACGGTTATTGAATCTTGGCGCACGGTAACGAGTTTTGCGATTTCGCCTTGAACGGCGGTTCTGTCTGCGCGTAGATAGCAATTCTACTACATCGTTGCGAGGAGTGAACTCCTCACTGTAGAGTTCGCGCTTCTCTGTAGATGCAGACAAGCCAACATGCTTGCTGCCCGCATCTACACCAAGAGTGATAGGCTGTTTGTATCCCGCACTTCCATGCAGGAGTTTGATGGTGAACGGCGTGCGTTTTACAACGCAAGCTTTTTGCTGTTTCAACAAGATGCGAGCCTTTCCGGGTGAGCAAGGCATCAAGGGCTCGCCGCGCTTGTTAAGTACATACGCATATTGCATGATGCTATGCTCCTTTCGATAAAATTGCAGCTAAAAGGAAGCTGCTCACTCCTCCGAAGAGGGTAAAAATCCTTCCCCAAGGTCATAAGCGGTTTGATACAACCACACCTGTCGGCTTTGCCTCAGCTTTACGTGATGTGTTGTCTTAGAGCGTGCAGTTAGGATTAACGCCGCACGGTAACTATCTATTCGCTTATAACGGAGTGCTCGAAGCACTTAGGGTAGTCAACATATCCTTTCGGACACTTCTAAAGCGTAGACTCGCTGATGCAAGCCCGCGACTTTAGTCGTGGGTTATTGACGACAAAATCCCTATATGGCAGCCGCATCATAATATCGGAATAAATCGGTGCGTCCTCAGTCTCTGCCAATGTTCTGAGAAATTCCGGAGCGAAATTGTACACGGTTTTTGCTGCACGCCAATAGTTTGCGACGTATGCCATCGAAAATTGTGCGGCAAGTTCCCCATCCATTGCATCGGCGGCAATCTGACCGTTTTGGATAAGGCGGTGCCCAAGTGGAATAAATTCTTTCACATAATAGTCATAGCCCTTATCCAGCAGCTTGTTGGCCCCAGAATTCAAAAGAAACTGACTGCTCTGCTCGGCATACCAAAGAGCGCTGTTCACAATTATATTGTCCACAATGATACCTCACTGCCAATACAGTTTTATTGTTCCGTCAGCAAAAAGAATCTGGCTGTACTCCTCGCCGTCAAGGACAATGCAGCGGTCCGCTCCTCGCTTGTGAGCTCCGGTACAATACACGGTTTTATTATCGATAGCCGGAATGGACGGTGCTTTTGCCAAAACCAACTGACCGCGCATGGCGCAGATGTCTAAGAAAGAAATGATGTGGTCGCCCACCCTGGAAGCCTCCAATCTAATTACAGTGCTCTAATTGGGAAAGAACCTTCAGCACGCGGCAGCGGCTCGTTTGTCACTTTCAGAACGGAGCTATCTCGTTTCTCTGTCGCATATCGAATGGTTTTAAGAATCTCGTATGCCAGTTTGCTGTTATAAGCGAGTCCTGAATTGGAAATACCAAAGTTTCCGTTCCAGCCAACGCCAATCTTTTTAAGCTGTGGAATCAGAAGGTCACGGGCTTCGAGGACCCCCACCCCATTCCAGCGTGCATCATGATACGCCTGGAAGTGCTGCTCATCGTTACCAGAAATATCAAGTGCTTCATAGATGACGCCAAATTGCCCCATCAAAATACGTGAGTATGTATCCAGTGCATCAGCAACTACTTTCCAGGAAAGAGTATCCAAGCCAATGCTGTACTTATACGGAGCATCCTTTTCCGGCAGTTCTCGTGCATGATGCAGTATATCTTCCAGAATGTCGCTGCACTTGTTAGATAAACTTTTGACAGGTGCCGTTACGTTCACAGCTGTCAGAGCAGCGCAAGCACTTGAAATGTCTGCTTCGCTTGCTCCATAAGCCTCTCCAACCTCTTTGCAGATAGAGGAAAAATCGTTGCTATAAAACGTTATCATAACAGCAAGAGCGTGCAGAATGAAGAAGTACTGCTTGCTCGTGAAATCAATGTACATACGGCAAAAATCCTTTCACTTTTTACCCTTTCATTATACCGCGATTCGCAATTTCTCACAACGGAAAGCGCTAAATGGTAACAGTTTATACATATTTTTACAAGCAAAAAAGCCGCCTCCTTATGGAGGCGGCTGGACCCTTATTTTACAGCTTTTCTGATTTCGAGCTCGTGCTCATAGCAGCTTTTGCAAATCAGATAGCCAATGCCAATATCGTTCTGGATGGCCGCAGACGTATATGCGTTGTGCTCGTTGATGGTACGTCCGCACGCAGCACAATTGAGTTCTTCGTTGGCATGAACCATGATGTCGCAATGCCCGTTCTGAGGTGGGGTGTACGCCGTATATTGCTTCTTGATGAAATCGTATTTCTGCATTTTATGGCACTCCATTATTCATTGTTTTCTTTCGCTATTATATCACAAATTGTGGTGCTAAACAAGAAAGCAGTCCCCCATAAATTTACGAACAATCGCTGACTTTGGAGATTGTGACGTTTGCTGAAGGATTTGTACCTTTGAGCAGTATCCTGCCGTTAGATTTACGGACCGATTCCGTGAACTTCCTCACCAAAGCCTTGCAGCTATAGATGAAACATTCTGCTTTCAAACTTTGGTAGGAATCCAATCCACAATTTGCGGAACAAAGTCGGCTTATCGGAATATTGCATCGGAATAATATCAAGGTATTTTCGATATCGTTCCGAACGGATGAATCAGTGGCAAATGAAGGCACTTTTGCTTTCTGGACAATTTTGTTGCTTTGCTGTATGATTAAAGTACAACAATTAGGGCAATACAAAAATCGATAACGACGAGGTACTGATAAGATGGACGCGACAATGCAGACGGTTCTCCGGCTCCATGAGCAAGGTATACCTAGAAGAACCATTGCCAAACGTGCAGGCATCTCATTACAGAAAGTGCGCAAAATACTGATTACAGCCGGGGCATGGTCAGATGAAACATCAGAAAAATCGGGAAGCTGCGTGCGAACGGTATGTCAGTTCCTGAAATCGCAGAAGAATTGGGTGTAAAAACCAATACTGTTTGGAGCTATTTGCCATACAGCAAAGGCATGTATAATCAAGAATATCCGACCATTAACGCCATTCGAGTCCGAAATTCGAAGCGAAAAGCAAAAGAAAAAGCCCTCACCTGCACGGATACCGCACAGAATGAGGGCAGTGGCGCTTGCTGAAGGATTCGAACCTTCGGACGGTCTCCCATCGTCGGTTTTCTGGACCGATTTCATCAACCACTCGAACAAGCAAGCAGATGGCGCAGAGGGTGAGATTCGAACTCACATGCCGCGATTTCCGCGACGGCAGCTTAGCAAGCTGCTGCCCTACCGTTAGGCGACCTCTGCATAATGCACCTTTTTGACATAGGTGCTTGTATGACCCCTGGCAGACTCGAACTGCCGACTCCACATTGAGAGTGTGGTGACTTAGGCCAACTTGTCGAAGGGGCCATATGGTGTGCCGGGTAGGATTCGAACCTACGAACTGTAACAGACCTGTTTTACAGACAGTTTGCTTTGACCGCTTGCATACCGGCACATATAAGGAGGCATTAAGCCTCGTGGTGCTCCCGGCTGGATTCGAACCAGCTGCACGTGGCTCTTCAGACCACTGCTCTACCTGTTGAGCTACAGAAGCATGGTGACCCGTGTGGGTTTCGAACCCACAATAACCTCCGCCGTGAAAGGGCGGCAACTCTACCAATTCGTCCAACGGGCCATATATAGCCGCAATCCTGCGGCGAGGGTTTATGCGATGACTAAGATGTCATCTATCTTGGTATCCAGCATCGCTGCTAATATCACAAGGTTATCAATGGTTGGAAGCGCGGTTCCAGCTTGCCATTTAGCAACCGCCTGCGGAGACACACCGAGCATGTCTGCCACATCCTTCACCTTTATGCCTGCTGCCTTTCGCAGGGCCTTGATATTGGCACCTGTCTGCTGGATATCAATAGTAGGAACGTTCATTTTTCTTGCTGCCTTTCTGTATTGCAGGCAACAAAAAAGCTGCCTGCCGAAATCTCGACAAGCAGCTATGACATGCAGTTATCGCTTAGAAGACGCACCGCATCTGTACATGGTCTGTTTTTGCCTGTCGAGGAGTATGAGAAATAAAACTGCGTTCAAAGGACATGAACTCAGAATATTCGTAACTATACTCATACGACATGACATTAACAGTGTTGCACAGCATTTTGGGGTATCTCCTTTCGTTTCGTTCTGATATTATTATACCATGTTTTTGCACATCTGCAATCAACTTGTGGTTTAGTTTTTTGGTCTGTATACTCTCCAAAACAAAAAGCCGCCTCTTATGTGAGGACGGCTTTTCTTATTGTGGCAGGGGTAACACGACTCGAACATGCAACACGCGGTTTTGGAGACCGCTGCTCTACCACTTGAGCTACACCCCTATATAGATACTCCAGCTGGGAGTCGAACCCAGATTGACACCTCCCACGATTGAAATCGTGGGATTCCTGGGCGGCGCGGCAAGGTTCATCGCCAAACCGTGTCTGAAACAGCGAGTTATGCGGTTTCCCATCATACACTACGGGTGTAGCGCATGACGAGCATCCAGCCAAAATGGTTGACCAACATACTTGTCTGCATTCCCAGTTCTTTTAAGTGCATCCTCCGAAGGGAGTTTCACCTCTTGCGAGGCAGCTCTTTAATGAGGGAGTGTCGAGCCCCCAGAAAGTTATTGTTTAGAATCCAATGCTTGCAGGAAGAGAACTTCCAACCGCCTGCAAGCGATGCTTTGTATTTTCGTGCATTTCTAAAAATGCAGGAAAAGCAGCTTTAAGAGCTTTGATATCGTATTTCAGGGTTTCTGTATCTATATGTTCAAGCAGAAAAGCGGAATACAGGTCACGCTGAACCACTTCTCCGCTGCTGAGATGTGCCATCCGTTCAGATAGTTTCTTCTTGGTATAGCTTTCATCCGTATGGTCAAACTGAGAGGCTTTCGTCTCAAAAGTATCTACCTTGATAACATTGCCGCCGTTGCGGACAGCTTTGTTTGTAAGAATCGTGATAAACGTCGCGGGAGCACAGCGACTTAAAGATTTACCGAAACGCTTTTTCGTATGTGCCCTGCCGGTTTTAGCGTTAATTTTCGTTTTCTTGCTGCGTTTCTGCAAAGCCTTGTAGTCCATGTCTTCAACGATAAACTCATTACCGTGTTGCAGTAATTCATTGGCAAGGGTATTGTGCTCCATCTTGCGGATATCCGCCAATCGGCGGTTTAAGTCACGCAGTTTTGCTTTCAAACGGAAATAGCGCTTGCTGTACTTCCAGTCGCGCTTTTGCTTTTGACCGTGCTTGCGCTTCAATCGTTTTATCGTGCCATCCGGATTATAATATTTCGGATTCGTGGCGCGACGGGAACGGTCCATTGCTCGCATGGTGCATGTAATTTCGTTCACAAGGCTTTTAGCTTGAGCTCTTGCTGATGGCGCGAGCACCCTCAAATCGCAGATATCATTGCTGCTGATGGCGAGCGTCTGTGTGCCAATATCAAGGCCCACACGGCCTTGATTGACGGGATGCCTCATGATGCCGTTGCTATCGCATTTGACGGGAGGATAGCCTTCCAAAACAAGCTGTGCATAATACTTCCATTTGGTCTTAACCCACTTACGAGTAATGCGGCAGTATTTCACTCCACATTTGAGAGCTTCTTGCTGATATTTTCCTGTCTGAGTTTTAGGATTACGCAACACAACAGGAAATTCATGCTTTCCGTACACAATGCGCAGGTTGCCTTCTCCGATAGTGGGCTTAATTTTTGCGATAGCGGCAGCAATTTCAGCTTCCATTTGTGGTTTTACCTCATCAGGAAGAACAACTTTCTTATCGTCTTTAGGGTCAGGCCGCCCGTACATATCATCGTATCGCTTTTCGACGGCTTTTTGCGCCTTGCGCTTAGCCGACTCAATATTGCTTGTAGTGAGGTTTGCCGGGCGAAGCACAATACCGGTGAAGTTGTTTTTTCCGGAGATAGCTGCTAAATCATCTAACCTTTTGTAGTGAACCTCTTTTCCTTTGCTAAAGAAGAAAGTGCTCCATGCTTTCCAAACATCAGAGGCAACTGCCTGCGCTATATGGGAGTTTATGGCATAGTGCTTCGCGTACGGCACAACCAACTTATGAAAAGCATCTTCAGAAAAACGATATTCTTTAAGCATCTTTTCGCGTTGCTTAAAGAGTGTTTTTTGCTCATCGCTGTCGGGAGTTGCTTTTGCAATAGCTGCCATCAACTCACGATACTTGCGCGTCTTGCGCAATTGATGCCACATTTTTGTAGTCGCACTCACAAGCTGATTGTAGATGACGCCACACTTCTTGAACTCCTTATACAGATAGTCTTGCTCGTTGAGACTTATATCAAGAGGCAATGTCAATACAAATGATGGCGTGCTATTCTTGCTCCCGAAAGCCATAAAGTTACCCTCCTCTCTTTTTTTGCTGTTCTACATAGTGTTGAATCGTAGCGGTAGACACATCTCCGGCAGTGCTTACAAAATAGCTGCGTGTCCACATTTGCATAACCGTGTCAGGAAAAAACTCTTGCTTAAGTATCCTGCCGGTGGTTCCTTTAATAATTTTCATGATTTCTGCAGCACTTAATGTAGGCGGAGCATTCACGAAAAGATGGCAATGGTCTATATGACATTCCATTGCCAGTATCACAATGTCGTTTTGCTCACAAATTTGAGTTACAAGTTCCTTGAAACGAGTTTCAAACCCATCCACCAGAAATAATTTTCTTCGATAGCGTGGGCAAAACACAAAGTGATAATTTATCATAGAAACGGTTGTTTTTGTGCGCCTATAATCTTTTTTCATATATCTATTATATCATATTTTAGATGCCATGTTGTTACAAACACATGAATATATACAAAGTTGTTTTGAAATTTCTCCCAAAGTAACTCTAAGGTGCGGCCTATCATCCCACGGCTGAAACCGTGGGCTTTCCCGGCCTTCGTTTGGTAAAACGGGACTTAAAGCCGCCGCGTTTGCCAGTTTCGCCACTGGAGCATATGGCGGGTTGTACAGGGTTTGAACCTGCGGCCCACGGATTAACGGTCCGTTGCTCTACCAGCTGAGCTAACAACCCATAAATGGCAGTTGTTGTACTGCCGGACATGGTACTCCCCGAGGGATTCGAACCCTCAAAACGGTGCGGTTTGAGCGCACTGTGTCTGCCAATTTCACCAGAGGAGCTTATGGCGGGCGTAGCAGGATTTGAACCTGCGACAAACGGATTAACGGTCCGCCGCTCTGCCTACTGAGCTATACACCCACAAAAGTGGCAGATAATGCTCTGCCGGGCATGGTGCGCTCGCGGGAAATCGAATCCCGAACACCCCGATTAAAAGTCGGGTACTCTACCGATTGAGTTACGAGCACTTGTCGCGCATCTTCCGTGCCTTGCTTATGGGAACACAGCTTTGAAGAATCTCACTTCCGATGCGCATGAAAGTGAGCGTTGGCCGAGAATGGTCGAGTCGAACAACCGTTGTCAGGGTCAAAGCCTGATGCCTTACCGTTTGGCGAATCCTCGAATATACATTATGTATAATAGCATACACTTTAATAAGCCTGGCTGGAATTCACTCCAGCGGCATTAGAGTGACCTGATTCTGATTTTCTGCATCAAAAAAGCACCCATCAGGCGTTGTGCGTCTGACAGGTGCTCATATCGTGCAGAGTATGGAAAACAACCGATACTTGGATGATTTTATTCAACCATCACTGCACTATGATTTGCACAAACAGACAACACAAAACAGCCGAAGAGATTCCAATTGCTCCACAGCTTTTGCAATTTATTCTGTTTGTTCATCATAGCAGCAAACATCGTGCAGTTTTCCTTTCATCAAATTTAGCGTCTTAATTATACAATATGTAAAAGCCAAAGTCAAGGCTTTTCGTAAAAATAATGGCAGGCCCGCGCTCATTGTTTGTCTGGCTTCCAAGCCACAATCCGCACTATCACATTCGAGAGCAGTACGTCCTCATACGAGCACAGTACGCCTAAAGCGTTAGCCATTCTGGACTCGTAGTCAGCCAAAGCCAGGTCGATAGGCACCGTGATTGCAGCAGAGTCATCTGGCGTTTCCAGAACGGAAGTCCTCGTGCTTTTCCTTTTGACGCTCCAGTTGTTTGCCAGCAAGTAGTCGTACAGTGCATACGGATTAACTGCGCTTATACCTTCTCTCGATGACAGTATCGTATATGCCCGCTTGTATTTTCTGGTTCTTTCCAAGTCCCTTTCAGTTGGAGTGTGAGGGAGCCTGGTTAAGTCCATATTGCTGCGCAGGTCCGAGAGCTTTACTTTGACAGCAATAGAATTTTGCTGAATATACCAAAGATATTCAGCATACGATATACCCTTGCTATGGGTCAACGTACTCACAGCGTCAGCAACCTCTTTTGGAAACCCCATTCTGATGTCTTCTATTGTAACGGACGTATCTTCGACTGTATCATGCAGAAATGCCACAGCCTCGGCTATTGGGTCACCTTTTACGCCTTCTGCTACAACCGTAACGTGCGCTTTGAAGTAATCCTTCCCAGCCTTGTCTTTTTGCCCAGCATGAGCCTTAACAGCCCAAGCTCTGGCTTTGGCAACCATCTCGATGTCAGACTGTTTTGTCATGGCGTTTCCTCTTAATCTGCTTTTTCTCTAGTATACATAATCCTATTCGATATAGCAATCTGTTGTCTTGTGTTGCTCACAAAAACAAAAAAAGCCGGGAAACCCCGGCAAAAATTTGGCGGTCAGAGTGGGATTCGAACCCACGGACGTTTGCGGCGTCGCTGGTTTTCAAGACCAGTTCCTTAAACCACTCGGACATCTGACCATAAAAGGATGGGGCGGGACCGAAATCCCGCCCCACAGCAAGGAGAAAAAACTATCGATTACCGTTAGTTAGAGGATGGCAAATTAGTGGATGCCCAGGGAAGCGGCATAAGCAGCTTCACGAGCGGCAACCTGTGCCTGCAGAGCAGCGATGGAAGCGGCATAAGCGGCTTCACGCTTTTCAGCAGCAGCCTGAGCTTCAGAGGTAGAAGCGTACTGGGGTTCATTGCCAGCCAGAGTGCCAGCATAACCCTTGACGCCATCAGCGCCCTTGACAGTCAGGACTTCGTGACCACAATGGTCACAGACGTAAACGTTACCCTTGCGGGTCCAGTTGTGATAGCCACAGCTGGTGCAGACGGTGTACTCATTGCCCCAGGTGCCATTGGCAATAGCGGCGGCAATTTCACCGTGCTCAGAGACTTCAACGTTCTTGCGAGGAGCGGTCGGAGTAGTGGTGGTAGTACCGTTGCCCTTGTTGGAGCCGGTAGAAGTGTTGTCCTTACCGGTGTTGTCCTTATCGGGGGCCACTACGTCGCCCTTGTCATCGGGAGTGGTGGTGCCGCTGTCGCCCTTGTTGTCATCCTTGCCGTCATCGGGAGTGGATGCAGAAGTGGCTTTCAGGGTCAGGACGTTGTCGTGGATGTCGTCGCCCAGGAAGTAGAACAGGCGGTCATGGTTCAGGCTCTTGCTGGATGCGGTGTAAGTATCACCGGAATCCGTGGTCCAGGCTTCAACGCTCTGACCATCAACGCTGCCGGGGAAAGTGGCGGTGTCAGTTTCGGTCAGCACAGTGTTGCCGTCAATCTGATAGTTGATGGTGATGGAACGCGGATTACCTTCGGCCGCATAGCAGGAAGTGATGCCGTCAGCGGTGAACCACTGGTCAACTGCATCGTACGGCAGAGTGTCGCCGGGATAGTAGTTGTAGGTGTAGCCGCCGTGGCCCTGCAGGGTAATCCAGTAACCGTAGTCATACTGGCTTGCCGGGAACGTCATAGAGCCGCCCGGAGCCAGGTCCTGGGAAGAACCGTTGCTGAAAGAGAAATGATAGGTGTCGCCGGTGGCTGCGAATGCTGCGACAGGCAGACAAGTTGCCATCATACCGGCTGCTGCAATCCCTGCGATTGCTTTGATGATTTTCTGATTACTCATGCTGTGTACTCCTTTGCTTTTTTGATTTTTTCGTCTATTTATCTGCATTTATTCAGATACCAGTTTGAAAGAAATCAGCCGCAGCTTTGCTGCGTTGCCCACCATCTGCCACGTGGAGGCTTTCTCATGGATGGTTGACGAAGCAGATATGTGCTTCGCCAGTGTCGCAACCGTCTTCGCCACTCGACACAATTTCGGTTTGAATTTATCCCCGTAAAATCGCATGTCCATGCTGCGCGGAGAGGATAAAATTCTTCGTGGTATGGTTTCGGAGTTCCGCGCCTGATTGGCCGTACTACACGCAATGCAGTACAATACCCCAGATACCTTTGGCGAAAGGAAGCGAAAGGGTGTCTGGATGGAGAAGGGAGATGGCCTCGAACCATCGATACCCTGCTTTGCGGCAGGTGCTTTATCCAGCTAAGCTATCCCTCCATGATGGCGGGTCAAGCCCGCCAAATAGCGTTACGCAAACTGGAAGTCGCCGTACTGAGTCACGGCGCGTTCCAGGCGCAGAGGAATGGTTTTTGTACTCTTCTGAGTGATGTCCTCGCGTGCTACCTGAGCTTCACTCACGCCAGCCGCCTGCAGGACTTCATACAGATTGGAAGGACCAGTACCAGCATAACCACAGGTTAAGCCATTAACCTGAAGCGTGAAGCCGTGCAGATGCGGTGCCAAACCGGGAACGAAATCGAGTTCAACAATGACCTCGTCGCTCTTGTCGTTTACACGGTTGACAGCGATGGCGCGGATGTTCTGGTTGCCAAACATTTCAATCAGCTTTTTTGCCGCTGCAGCGGTTTCAATGGTAGTCGTACCTTCAACATTGATAATTGCCTGTTCCATAAGTTTCATCTCCTTTCTATTATCGCTTCATTGGGTAATGGGGCTTGATGGCAGGTTCGAACTGCCGACCTGCGCGTTACGAATGCGCTGCTCTACCAACTGAGCTAATCGAGCACGATAGGGTGTTTTATGCTGGTCACCCCTTGAGCGAGAAGCCAACTCGCATCCAGCACCATTCGGCAGCCACGCCGATAGATTCTGTATTGTACCCTCTTCACCGTTTTCCGGTCTTATTCGCGACTAACACCGGGACTTTCGAATACTTTCAGGCACAGCACCTGTTTGTCTATTATTTTTGAGGCTGTCTCATCGACATTCGGACAGCGGACCACAAGTGGACCATGCTCACCAAGTTTAACGTCGTGGCGTACGGTGACTGCGACGTGTGGAGCAAGTAGCGGGGGTCGAACCCGCGTCTCCGCCTTGGAGGGGCGGAGTATTAGCCGTTATACGATACCTGCATAAGATTGCGGGTGAACCCTCACTTAGCCCCGCCATGACATCCGTTTAGTAGGTCGTCATCCCCGGATGTCATCTTCACACCACCTGACAATCTTGCGAACCTCATCGTTGACGATACGCGAGAATCCAAGAAAGCGCTTGGGTGTTGGTCAACTTCAAATTTTGAGCCCTGTCGTTGATTCCCTGTCAAATCGGGTTAACGGTTGTCGTTGGGCTGTGTGTGAGACTGCGGCGAAACTTACCAGTTGCCGTGCAGCAATCTCGCCTTTACGGCTGTGTCGCGTCTGGATGCGCCCCGACTTGACGGGGATGCTCGTACGTTTGCATGCTTCTAAGACATTCGTCAGCAGCCGCAAGAGCCGCTGTCCGCCACCCGCCACGAGGAGGCTGCCTTAATGGGTGGCATGCTGTCCGCCAGATGTTGTGTATAGCATCGTATCATGTGATTTCGATACATCCAACGGATAGCGTCTGGAGCTGGAAATCGGACTTGAACCGATGACCGACTGATTACAAATCAGTTGCTCTACCAGCTGAGCTAAACCAGCAAATACAAACATTAGCCAGATGCCCGGAACACGTGTTGCCCACCGTCCGCCGCGTGGAGGCTGTTTGCTTGGACGGCTGGCGCGGAGTTACCCGCGCCAAAGAAAGGAAGGATATTACTATGAAACGGATGATTTTCACGCTTCACTTGTGTCAGCTCAAATGAAGCCATGCGACCAAGATTGGGGAAAGGAAAACCTTGATGTCTCAGGAGCCGTTCCTCTTCCTGAGAACAATTGTATTATACCATATATGTGGTATCCGGTCAATGAAAAGACACAATATATAGTGTATAAATTGTAAACAAACATTAAGATACCACTATATCTAGTGGTTGGGGCAAGCGCATCAAAAATGCCTTGTGGTTCCGGCAGATTGCAGGAAAGTCAGCAAATCTTTAGCCGAACCTACCATGGAAACCACAGCGCCACTTTTCGCGTACAGGTCGGCAATGGAATCTTCCTGCCCCTATGGTTAGTCCTTCCCAAGAAAACGCACCCACTGTGTACGCTTGATTGGCTTGCTGTCGAAAGCACAGTGCTCGTCATGATAATCCGGCATCAGTTTCCGCTGGAAACACCTCGTACACGCTGACATACAGCATCCCCGGCTTGTAGTCAGCGTACCCAACCGAGCGTTTTTGGTCGTATACTTTCACGTCTGAGTCATCGTCCGCCGTGAGCCAAAGATACTTGACGTGCTCAGCATAGCGCGGGTCTTCGATACGATAGCTCTGCCCCTCTTTGATTTTCAAATGACGTGCATTTGCTTGGGCACGCGAAAACTCAACGAATGCGCCGTAGTCGCCAATCACGATTCGGTTATACCCGCTGGCAATGACCGTGCCGCTTCTGGTTTCGAGTTTGGTCGTATCGCCGGGCATATTGCACCATTCCGGCAAAGTTTCTTCAAATTCTGCCCGCACATCCTTGAAAAAGGTACGTGGGATGGGCTTGTACTTGTATTCGTCGGCAAGCTGCTCTTGAAATTTGAGCATTCGAATGCCGGTCTCTGAGATTTCATGCTTCATCATTAACTCATCCACCTTTTTTCCCACTGGTCGTACTCAGCGACTTCTCGTTTTACGGTTTTGCCGTCTTTCTTATATACAGTGATACGTTGTGCATAGTTCACCGTGTGCTTTTGTAGCTGTTGCAGGGCTTCTTTCTCAGAGTTCACCTACTTCATCCAGAACAACTTTCCCCTGCTCACCGTAGTCACCCGTATAGCTGCTTCGGATGATTCGTGCGGCACGGCCGTTCTCCTGCTCTTCGTAGGCTTTTACAATAAAATCGACGTAAGTTTTGAACTTCTGCTCGTCACCTTCACGATGCGCTTCAATGAGTTTCCCAATCGTGACAACGTTGATTTGGTTCATGCTTTTTTTCTCTCTTTCTACTACAATTATACTCTTCCGATAAACTGAAATGTGATTTCTTGACGATTGTTAGCGAAAAATTCATAATTTGAAAGGGCAAAAGCTGAACGTTGGGACGTCTGAATCCGGGTTCTCAACCTGGTATTTAATGACTCTTTTTTGCGCCCCTAAAGCCTTGTATGTCTGCTCTGCATTCACGCATAAGCCGTTGGCAAAGAAGAGAGTGGAACCATTGCGTTCACTGATATTTTCGGCAGAATACATTTTTGGCTTTCTGATTCCGGGGTCGAGATGGATTCCACCGCGCATCAGCTTTTCAGCATAGAACCAGACATCAACGCGGGAGAAAATGTAAAGCAGCTGCGTGGTTCTGAAATAATAGAGAATCTGGTCCGCACCACTCCTGTATACCCAGCCCGGGGTGTGCCATAAAGGGTCGATGCCATCCCGATACCGCCGCGCCACCCGTTGTTCGTTCAGAGCGTCAGGCACCATGGAGAAGTAGTCCACCGAGGTTTCCAGGTAGAAATTTCCGGTATTGTGACTGTCCACTTTCGCTTCCAGACCAAAGGTCTTGCCATTTTTCTTCCAGACGATGAAATCGGTATCTTTGTCTTGATATGATTTATCCTGAGTCACGTCATCGTAATGGCTAATGCCATGATTCACTTTGATAATCGGGTCGTTAAGGAATTTGCGAGCCAAGTCTTCTCCGAATTTTCCCTCATCGAGTTGCTTGGACATCTTAAACTGACGAGGGCTTTCTTCCCAGGCTATCATACTTTTACACGGCATCTGCCGAATTTTCAGGCAGCTGCGATACGATATGTGCAACGATACGTTCTGTACAGGCATTGACAACGGCGCTGGCCGTCCGCTGTTCACGCAGCGAATGGCAGAGTTCGTCGAGTTCGGATTCCGTGAAGGGATAGTCTGCCGAAGCAAGGAACTTCTTGCACAGTTCTTTCATGTCATCGTCGCCTAAAGGCTTGACGCGGTGTTTGAAAGTGAATCGGCGAATGAGGGCTTCGTCAAGGTTATCGACGCGGTTTGTAGTGCCAATGAGAATGACGTCATTCGGGAGCCGGTCAAGTTCCTGCATCAATGCGATGGTGACGCGGCTCATTTCAGCGACGTCATCACGGCCGCCACGGCACATTCCGATAGCATCAATTTCATCAACACAAAGAACGCAGGGCGTGCGCTTTGCGTAATCGAACACTCTGCCGATGTTCTGCTGTGTCCGGCCAAGAGCAGAATTGACAAGACCAGAAAATTTCAGGAAAACAAACGGTAAATTTGCCTTGTGTGCAATGTAGCGGGCCAATTCAGTCTTACCAACACCAGGAAGGCCCGTCAAAAGCAAAGAGCAAGTATAGTGGATGCCAAGCTCCTTGATGGCTAAAGCTGCTTTTCTGGTGGCCAAGAGCTTGTTGATGACTGTTTCTTCCTCCTCGCGGAGCAGGAACCGGCTTTCCGGGAAATTTGTAGCGTTCTCCGCAATCAAGAGACTTTCCAGGTTGGCAGGCAGCTGAATGAGTTCCGGTTTCAAAAGATTCAGCTTTTTGAGTTCAGCCTCCTTAAACCGGGCATCTTTTTCAGGGACATTCTTTTCAAGCATGATTCGGCACTGAGTCTGTGCATTTCGGATGTCGCCATCCACCACAAATCGAATCAAATTCCGTACGTCATCGGTCATTGTTATTTTCCTCCAAAAAAGAAAAGGCCGCCAAATGGCAGCCTGTTAATGTGATGCAATATTCTGATTTTTGTTTCTACTGCAAATAGTGTTTACCGTCGAAACAGAGAGATTATATTCAGTGGCAAGCGCCTGCACCTTCTCGCCTTCCCTGTGGCGTTTAGCAATCAGTGCATTACGTTCCGTGTTTTTTCGCGGACGGCCGCGTTTCTGTAAAATTCCAGCTCTGACATTTTCCTGATGAAACGTTTCATAAATCGCCGTTTTAGAGATTCCGTATTCCTTGGCAATAGTGCTGACCGAGACCCCTCTTTCGATTTTGCTTCGAATATCGGAATTTCTTTGATTGGTCTTGTCTTTCAGCGCCTTGTGATAGTATTCCTGACAGGTTTTTCCAATTTGGCGCATGTCCTTGTAAAGAGTGGATTTTGAAATACCGTATTTCTCACAGATGTCTTTTGAGGACGTTCCTGCCTCATAATCCGCAAGAATCGCCTTGCGCCTTTCATCCAACTTTTTGGAATTTGTATGTAAATGCCCTGCAAGGACGGTACGGACACTGCTTCGAGACAAAAAGTATTTTTTGGCGATTTCCTTATCAGTCATTCCGGCTTTCGCATCTTCCAACATAGCCGCATTGCGAACTTTCGTGGCAGCAGACTGCTTTTTCTTGTTCTTCTTAATCGTAGCTTGAGCGTATTCAGAAACAGTATAGTAGCACTGCTGATAGGTCACGCCATGCTTCTTTGCGATTTCAGCAACCGTCATCCCGGCTTTCGCATCTTGAATCATAGCTTCGTTGAGAGGTGCTCTTTTTGCTTTCTTTGCAAGATTCTTTTCTTTTGCTAGGTCTCTCACCATGGCATAGCAATAAGAGCTTGAAAAATACGTTTCCTTGGCGATTTCCTTGACAGTTTTGCCAGAAAGATACATTTCCCGAACCTTTTCGCGGTCTTCTTTGACCTGCTGCTTCGCAACATCTTTCTTTGATGCAGCCATGCAATTATTCCTCACTTTGACAACTTTTACTTTTCCCTGGGCCTGGACTATACCGCTTCATGGCGCGATATACGCTTCCCTTTTTGAGCCCGTATTCTTCCGCAAGCTCTTTGACAGAAACGCCGTTTTTGTATTTCCTGACCATCTCGGCGTTTCTTTTCTTGCCAGTCTCGATACGGTTTTGGCTGTGGATTTGTCGGCCATTCTTTCCGTGCGTATGAAGAATCCGATAAAAGAGCGTTCCACTGATGCCGTATTTTTCCTGGAGCTCCGGAGATTTTGCGCCCATCTCATATTCATGAATCATCTGGGTTTGCCAGGCTTTCTTCTTTGCTTTCCTCTGCCGGGCCTGTTCTTTGTAAAAGTCCTTCAGACTATATCGGACAGTAGAAACACAAATTTGATACTTTTCGGCCAGCTGTTCCTGGGACATACCGTTCTTGGCATCCTCCAGCATCTTTTCATTTCGTGCTCTGACTTTGTCATGAGTTAGACACACGTGGGTAATCTTGTTAATCGGCATTTTCGCTATTCTCCTTAGCTCTGGCTTTTACGTTATACTGGTAAATCCCATTTTGATGAAGGATAAGGTAACCTAGTGAAGGGCTGATATTTACCTCCCTGCTCAACTCGATAATCGATTTTCGAGGATTTTTCTTGTAAGCATCAAGAAAAGTTTGGTTCCGCATCTTTTTCTCTTTTTTGAGAGCCGTTTCAATATGATTGTATTTTTGGCTTTCGTACTCTCCGCTCGAATGCAAGATTGCATAAATACGCTGCATGGAAATGCCGTACATCTTGCCCAATTCTCTGGCCGTCATACCGCCTTTATACTGTTTAATAATTTGCTCATTTCGAGTGGTAAGTCTCTTCCTCTTTTTTTCAAAATAACGAGGCGGCTCCTGCGTACCTTTTAGAATCTTGTAGCACATCGTTTCTGAAAGATTATATTCCCTCGCGATTTCTAAAATCGGCTTTCCATTTTTGTAATCTTCGATGATGCTTTTATTGCGGTTCATGCGTTCTTCTTTGTTTGACATAAAGCCTCCGATAAAAAGAAAGAGCAGGTTCAAAACTGAGCCCGCCCTAGCCTTTCGGTCGGATTTTGCCCGACCAACGATGTTTTTTGATGCCTTTCGTTCTATATTTTGTATTATATGCAATTCGCACAGATACACAATGTTTTTCTTTCTGGTAATTTATGGTAAGTATTGTGCAAAAAATAAGACCACTACCCTTTTCGGGGCAGTGGTCTCGATTGCTATTGCTTTTGAAAATCAATCCAGTAGTTTTCCGGCCTTGTATGAGTGGTACAAATAGCTCGGATTACAATAGTAAGTTGCAGTATTAAAATCTGAGATGTCATCGCTAATGAACGAGGAAAATACATCAATTACATCCTGGACACCAGGAGTGCTAGTACAGTCAAAGATGATGCGCTGGTACACTTTTCCGATATCTGTATAAGATGGAACCTTGTAGTGGCAGTTAGACACCGTATCATACGTTCCTTCCGGCACAGGAAAAAGCTCACAAATTTCATCGGCAGATTGCTCAAAGCTCTGGCAGTGAAACACATCCGCTGAGTCGAGAATTGCCTTGACTCCGTTTGTGCCAAGAGCAGAAACCACATCCTTGCGATGATTCTTCGTAACGCGGCCGATATATTCAATCAGGCTGCAGGTATAAAAGACATCGTTTTTGCTGTAGGTTGCAGTTTCAGTCATACTTCAATCGCCTCCTTAAAAGAGAGACATTTCAAAGCGACTTCCGTGTGAAAGCTGATTTGATGCGTGGGATGCTTGAATTTTGCCAACGCCCAAAAAGCTTCACGGCTAATATCACCGCTTAGAAAGTCGTTGACGTAGTTCCAAATGGTGTCATCCGCCATGGGTCCTTCCACAATATCATAGTCATGATGTTTGCCCGAGCGACATATAGCAATAAAATCAAGCCACTCATCACTCATTTCGGGGAATTTCTTAATATTTAGCATGGGAGATTCTGTATATTCAAACACGTTGACAATACCACGAGACCTGCCTTTTTTTGACCAGCGAGCGGCTTGTTCGTAGTTGTTAGTGCAATAGAATCCCCATGAAAAATCTTTGGCGTACCTTGTTTTTCTGACCTCAGGGTTGCGGACTATTACATCGCTGCCATGATACAGAACCATTATTATCACTTCCTTGCATATATTATACTTGTTTTTATGTGTCAACACAATCATTTGCAACGGTGTACAAAGGGAACATAATAAAAAACTTAATAATGGACTGCCAATCTTACACAAAGTACCGCCCAAACGAGACTACGGGCGGTATTTTT